TCATCGCAACACCTCCGTTTGATTAGTGGCAGTGACTAAAAAGTCGTGGTTTGTGTAGGTCATGGCGTCGGCCCCACGAGTTTGTATGGATGGTCGCTGGGGAGGTTGGCAGTGAGTCCCCATTTGTGGGCGAGGTAGCCTTCGATTTTTTGGCGTTCAGTAGTTGTTGCGTTTCTCCTTAAGACAATGTATTCGCAGAATCTACCGTCAGAATAATCACTAGCAGTCAAACCTAGCAAATAATTGCTAACCAATCCAGATGCCGCTGCTTTAGTAACTGTGACAACACTCGAAGCGTTGCGACGCACGATGTGCGAGTTTACTCCATCAAAAGACCAACTAATAAGCCTCTTTGTCTCATCTTCCGTCCAAAAACCAATAGCATTGTCAACATAAGAAATGCTGTTACTTTTGAAATATAATCGTGGGACGTTGCCAGCGCCTGCAGAATTTAACAACCCTTCCCCTACAAACATTATCGTAAAGGGAGACAAGTCCAGATTAAATCCACTAATCTGAAGAAGATCGGTGCCATCGAAATATATGCTATCTTTTCCGTTAAATGCTCCAATTTCATAAGTTGGCTTGGATCCACTCCAGATAGCATTATCACCGTTTCCGCTCTTGTCATTCCACTGGCTCACAGCACCACCGCTCTCGGTAATGGTGCTCGCATCTGCAGCATCCAGCCACAGAGCCGTAGACAACATGCTGGGATTCCAGACGCTTTCGTTCCAGGTGAACTCCTTCGCCAACGTCACTTTCCCAGGTACATAAATAGTCATGGTATAGCTGCTCCGATAGCGGTGATTAGGTTAGACACGCGGGTGTCAAGGGCGGCGAGGTCTAGGGATTCGCCGATGGAGTAGAAGGCGAGGCGAGGGTCTGTATAAATACCATTACCGTAATACAGAGTAATGGGCTCCGATGTAGGAGTCGAAGATAGAAGAGTATGTGTTGTTGTTGTACCAGCCGACCGAAATTCAATTGCAGAAGACGTACTTCTATTCATGGCCACAAAACTATTGTTAACATTATTGCCGATATTAAGAAGAGTAGTGCTGCTTCTATTCCTTACATTAAACTTAGCCGGTGTTGCTGCGATAGTATTTGTGCCAGACTCTGAACCATTTTCGCCGGAGTTAAGTAGTCTGCCGGTGCTAGCTGTTTCTGAAACATATAAAGCGTTATGATTACTGTCTTGCGGATCAGCATCGTTAGCCCTGTTGCTATCTAAGTATTTGTTAGAACCATTTCCCTTCAACCCAGTCTCCCGGTTGTAATCCCCAGAGACAAAGTTAAAGTTTGTCGGTGCTGTCCCCACTAGCGGCACCAGCGCCCCATCCAACGTCCTAGCGCCAGCGAGGATGCAACTAGCCTTAATTGCATCCCAGATACCATCATTCTTGCAGCCAATCACAAAGTCATTAATGGCGTAGCGGACACCAGTTTCCAGCGCCTGTGTGTCAGCAGCCTCCACCGCTTCGATGTAAGTGGAGGCATCAGCATCAAACTGAAAACCTGGCCGCCAAACAAGCGTCATACATCACCTCCATCAGGCTCAGTAGTGTCGTTGTCTACTGGCGTGGGCTCAACCCAGCCATAGGGTTTGCCATCTGCCTGGAACTGCGGGTCAACAGGACCGGCGTAGTAAGGACCGACCTTATATAGCTCAGCCCGTTGGCGAACAGTTTCCACCACACTGGCGGTGAAATACTCTTCAGGTGTGGTAGCAGTTGTGCTGCCTTGTACAAGACTGAACTCAGCCACCAGAGCGGGCAGCAGTTCGTCGGGAATAGTAATAGTAAATTCCATGATTAACCTTTGATAATAGCAAAACCGATCACGATGGCTTCACTTAAGGAGCCTGCCGTGATGTTGCGAACGTTGATGCTGGCAGAACCGGCAGCAGCCTGTGCGTTAAGTAAGTATGCGCCTGCCGTACCACCGGAGACGTGATTAAGAACCAGCAGATCATTAGCTGCAATGCTGGTATTAGTAAGCGTAAAGCTAACCGTAGTATCTGCACTCAGTGCTGCACTATTTAGGGTGATCGCACCACATGGAGCGTTGAGTGTAACGCCAGTGCTTTTGTTAGTGCCTTGCGTAACAGTGCCACGGCCAGTGCCGTAGCCAAAAGTGCCAGCAGTGGCGTCATAGCTCAGATTGCCACCAGCTTGAGCACCAGCATTGTTATAGATAACTTGCCCACTAGACCCAGCAACTAATGCGACGGTGCCAGTGGCATCGGGGAAGCTGATCGTGCGGTTAGCAGTAGGTGTAACTACTTGAACAGTAGTGGTATAAGTACCACCATCATCCAAAGTAATATCACCGCTAACATCAAGGTCAGTAAAATCACCGCTGGGACTATCGACAATATCTAGGTTACCCGCAAACGGATTATATTTAACTCCCATAATTACACCTTAGTAACAGTAGCAAGTTTGTTGTCAGCGTTGTAACCAAGAGTCATGACGGCAACCGTCGTTCCACTGGCTCCGCCTTGTTTGTATGTAATTGTTTCGATCTCGCCAACACCGTTACCTGAAGCAACATAAGTCATGGTGACGTAATCGTGTTGCGGGATATAAAGACCCGCGATGTCTTGTACAAGCATTTTTTTAGTAGTTAGTAAGGAGGTTTAAAAGTACGCCAAGGTGGTTTGACGCGATCAATGTAAGTAGCCGTAGTTAGCTAAAGAAAAGAGTAAAAGATCTTGATCAGCCCTCCAGAAGCAGGTTGATAGAACCGGCGTCAAACGTGTCGGTGCCGTTTACGGTGGTCAGGCGAACTTGGGTAAGAGTGTCAGAAAGAGTTTTCTCGCCCATTGTGCTTGCATAAGTATTGGTGTTTGTCTTGACCCATCCGCTACCGTGCCAAGAATTAGATCCAAAATAAGTAAACTGGATTGGACCGTAATGAGCACCAGCAGCTGCGTTGACCTCGATTATGAATCCAGCAGTAGAACTTGCTGTATTTGTGGAAGTTCCGCCAGCATAAATTGTTCCGCTGTTGTATCCGGTGGTTTCGACTCCACCAGAATCACCAAGCTGAATTAACAATTGACTTGTCCCACTAGTACTCACCCCATTGAACATCACCGTAATTTTCTTTACCCAACTCGGAATCCCGGTGAAGTCAATACTGGTGCCACTGGTCGTTGCCTTAGCGGTTTCAAGCACCATCCGCCCGTGATCAGCAAAGCTCAGCGTGCCGGAGCCGTTAGTAGTAAGAACTTGGTTAGCCGTACCGTCAGCAGTTGGATAGGTAAGACCACTAATTGTAGCATTACCACTAATTGTCGTATCACCACCAGAAGTCAACGTAATGTTATTAGTTGCACTACTGGGTTCTTTAATGTTAGTTGTTGCAATAGTGCTCATTAGTTTCCTCCGGGTTTAATCGGCCAAACGGGGTTAGCCGGATCCACGGTATTAGCCGGTAGATCGCGGAGTGCTTGGCGGTAAGCTCGCATCTCGTCAGTCAGGGTTAAATCAGCAAGAGCGAGGTAATCGGTTTCGGTAAGGAGTTGATCGCGCTTAGCGCGGAGTTCAATCCAAGCCTGTTCGGCTTCACGCTGCACCTGTTCAGCAAGGTGATCCTGCCAAGCCGCTTCAAGTTCAGCCTCTGTCGGTTGAAGGTCTCCGCCGATCCAACGCACAATTCGATTGGGCGCGTGAGCCTGATTAAGACTAAGAATCTCAGGTTTTACGTTGAGACGATTAAGGCAAATAGCAACATCCATGATCAAGCCTCCTTGTAAATTTTAACGAAGAGATAGACCTCATCGCCTGACCCTGTTGCAGAATTGGCTCGTCCAAAACCATCAACAGCGTTGCTGATATTTGTAATCATTTGGATTTCGTATGCTGTGCTACTCGTAGGCGAAACTCTAGCCAATCCAACATGGGTAGCCGAGCCAGCGTATGAAATAGATGATGGACTCACTAGCGAATGTTGAATATCAGCAGTGTTTGTGACATCATACAAACGTGAAGTTGCATTACTTGTGGCGAAGGAAACACACGACCACTCAATCAAATAACTTCCCGCGCCAAGCGTAAATTGATTACTGTTAAGAGTCACAATACTGTCAGGGTCAGCAACTTCAGTATTGATTGTTCGAGTTGTCCATGTGTCTGCAACAGAGCTGCCACCATCTGTGCCATCCGGTTCGACATGGGCAAGGATTGCATAACTTGAACTTGGCGGAGTCACCCAACTCAACCCACCAGAACCATCGGTCTGCAGGTACTGCCCGTTTGTCCCGTTTCCATTCGGCAGGACAAGAGTGTTGCTACCAGCGGTTGCCGGTGCATCAATTTCCACATAACCGGATGTGGCTCCGTTTAATCGTAGTGCCATTAGTTAACCTCCGGTTTAGGATACTTAGCCTTCACAGCGGCACACGCTGCGTAGTACTCGTCAAGTTTAGTGTTATCGCCTTGGTTCGACCAGTACAAGGCGTCAGCAAGATCAGCCAGTGAGGGGTACTCAGGTTGGCGGTTGCGTTGGTATTCAGTGGCGGCTTGCTCAGCAACGTAGGCGTCGTAAGCGGCTTGAAGTTCAGCTTCAGTCGGTTGAGCATCAGGACCATTCCACTCAACAATGGAGTGAGGAGGCACGGATTGCGTCAGCTTGTAGCTGTTAGCGTTAAGACCAAGGTGGTCAATTGCGATGTTAATATCCACGATCATGCCTCCTTAAAGATTTTGACGACAGTATATATTTCCACCTCAAAATTATGTGCAGTTCCAAAACCGTTAGTAGCCAAGCCGCTTTGGCATCGATGTTCAATCCTGTAAGTGTTGCTTGCGGCAATTGTTACACGCGCCCATCCAAAGGCATTTGTCTGTTCTCCATCAGCGCCAGTGTCTGTAAAAGCACCTTGACCAACTTGAACGGCAGCAGCGCCGGTCACATCATAAAGCCTAGCCACATGAACGTTGGATCTAAAAGCTGGACACATCCACTCAATCAAATAAGTACCAGCATCAAGAGTAAATTCGTTACTGCTAATACTGACAATACCGTCAGGATCACAAATTTCAGTATTTAAGTCGCGGGTTCTCCAAGCTCCAGAAGAGAACGTACCACCATCAGTGCCTTGAGCTTTTTGATCGCAGATTACGGCGTAGCTGACAAAAGTATTCGTGCCAAGCTTTGCGGCAGTAACTGAATCAGCTGCCAACGTGTCCTCATCAACACTTCCATCAGGCAGTCCACCTGTCGTTAGTCCGGTAATCGTACCGGATCCGTTAATAGTAATAGCCATAATTAAACAATAACCCAGGATTGACCAGAAGGAACAGTAACGGTAACGCCACTGTTAATTGTGATAGGACCGGCGGTAACCGCGTTCTTGTTGGTGGT